TTCTGTCGATGCTAGTTTGTCGGTAGGTCTTGTGTACCAACCTGCATCTCTCAGTTCTTGTTGTTTTAGTGGTCGTACTTCAGCATTAGGCTGTTTACTTTCTATGCTATGCTTACATACCTGATAAGCAATGTCTTCTCTAGTGTCGTATCCTACAAATACTTTCATTGTGACTCCAATATATCCTTGGCTTTACCAGATTTTAATTCGCTAATATGGAACTGACCGTATGCTAGATGGTTACCCCATGCTTGTAATTTATCCTTATCTGGATAATAGGGAGTTTCGATCTTGCTTAGATCACGTAGTCCTACCGGTGACGCTGCACTTGCCGGTGCTAGTACAAATACTGGTATTCCTTGAAAGACTGACTCGACTGCTGCATTTGAATTGAATGTTACTAATGCGAATACATCATCATTAAGAGCATCTTCTAATGTATTCGTTGTTAATCTATCTAGTCTTAGTTTGTTTCTGCGTCTAATTTCCACGGGTCTATCCGTGTGCTCTTTTATTGTGTTAACGGTCTCAGTTAACCAATCTTCTAAATCTTTATCATAAAATTTCATCGGCTTTTCGTCCGGAGCAGCAATTAAAATCTTTCTTCCATCTTTCTTCCATGGTTGAAATTTTCTTTTAAATGTTGCAAATCTATCCCCTGGACGATTAATTAATTCGTCATGTTGAAGATTATTTTTAACAATTCTATGCCAATATTTCCATCCGTTAGGATTGCTTTGTGTTCTTTCGTTGCCAAAGTAACCGGTATCCATATAATAGAAATCTCTATTATCTTCCCAACACTTGTGCATAAACTTTTTCTTTAGTATACCTCTTAGAACAATAGGATCATCAGATGCTTCATAGTTAAATGTATTCGAATCAATAGGTTTAGTATTGCAACCCCTTGCAAAATCATTTATGTACGGATCCTTTAAGTCCTTGCTAAGGAATATCCAATTACTCATCGTCTTTCAATGTCCTCTTCGACACATTCTTTTCCGTACTGAACCTCAAGAATGTGTGCGTATTCTTCATTAGAAGGATTTGATGCTTTATGCCATGTTTCGATACGAATATCATAGCCTCTTGTTAATGCTTCTAAGTGAACGGTATCTTTTCTACCTTCCCATTCTGTTTCCATTTTAACGACACCCTTTAGAACATACCAGTGTTCGGAACGCTTAAAATGTCTTTGATCGGATAGGCTCTTTCCTGGTTCTATTACTAGTTCTTTTACCTTAAAACCATTCCGTGGTTGATGGTCTAATACTCTATACCATCCCCAATCTCTAATGGTCTTTTCAGTCTTCCAATCTTCTAAAATCCAACTACTAGAATTTTTTTTATCTTCTCCACCAACACCATATACAAATGTTAGTTCTCCGGTATTGTCATCAAATAATTCAGGAATGTTTTCGGCTTTTCTGTCGCCGCCATTGGCAAATATTATTTCTGCCTTGGGATTTAGTTTTCTAGTTTGATTTATTGCATCGGTAGCACTGCCGTCATCGTCATTAAATTCTATGACTCTATCAACTACAGATAATGCATTAATAATGGTTGCTCTTTCTTTCCACGGCATAAAAGGTCTTCCTTTTTTGCGTGTTAGCCAATCGTCAGAATTAAGTCCTACCCAAAGGGTATCACCTAATTCTTTGGCTGCTTCAAAATAAGCAATGTGACCTGAATGTAGTGGATCAAAACCACCTGTTACTAATACTATCTTCATGCATATATTTATATGCGCAGTTTATTTCAAATATGAAGACTGATTAGATATTGGCATCATCTAAGCCAGCAGTTCTGAGCTTAACGATATTAGATAATTGCCATTGCTTGATGTCTAGGCCTTTGATAATTCCCAACCATTTGTTCCTTAGTAGAGCAAATTCGTTGATAATCTTTTCAAAATCTACAACATCGTTTTCGCCGTCTACAAATTTTTCAGCATCTCTAGAACTCAATGCACGTTGATAGTTTTCAACATATTTTCTAAAGTGTGAAGCACGTAATCGACGAAGTTCGATGTTGAGATATTCTAGAATGGCTTCAATTTCTTGAAGTTGGCTGAACCGTGTTTCAACGATAGCAGGCATTGTTGCTGATGCCATTTCAATTCTTCCACGGATGTTCGTTTCTTTCTTTGCTTCTAAAAGTTCGGCTTCAAAATACTTTGCAGCATCTGGAATTGTCGAAATATCTTTTGAAACACGGTCATACCAATTAATCATTTAGTCGTCCCATTCTTCATCTTCACCTGGTTCTTCATCAATAGCATATTCGATTGCTGTATCCAAATATGTATCGATGCCTAACATACCCTCAAGTGTTGATTCTGCAATACCATAATCCAGTAGCGTTGTTACAAACTCTTGCGCTACATCTCCCTTTACTTTTTCAGGAATATGATCACTTAACACATTCCAAATATCAGCGAGTAGATTTTGATTCATTGATTTATTCTCCATTGACAGATTCTTCTAAGACCTCCTGGGGTACTGCTACTTCTTCTGTATCTGCAATGTCGGGCTTGTTAATGATATCATTCATGATCATATCGAGTTTATCGCCAGTCCATTGTTTACGATAATCTAAATGCACTTCCCCATTCAAGTCTGTGTATTTAAGTCGATTACCATCTTTTTTCAATAAACCTTTTGCTTCAAATAGATCAACCAGTCCGCTGTAAGGATCCATACCTGTTTCATACGGGATCTTTACTTGAACTGATTCAAACGGTTTTGCGTAACGTGTTTTCATTACCTTACAAGCGGCTCTAATACCACGCACATCAGTTACCTTGTTACCATCTTCATCTTCTTTTAGTTTCAATTTACGCATTGCTACCACGATAGATGATGCATAGATAAAACCTTGACCGCCACTGATCTTATCATCTGGATCAAACATATCCTGTGATGCATAAGTGTGATTAGTACAAACCATACCTACATTATAACTACCGATCATATTAACGGTATTACGAACAAGTGATGTTAATGCCTTAGGCTTACGGCCCATATCACCTTTCATATCACCCTTTTGAAACTGATCAACATCAGTTGGTGTTAGTAACATGCCCAGTGAATCAATTACAAACATTACCTTAGGACGTTCTTCTTCTGCCATATCCTTGTATTCTTTCATGAATTCGGATACGGTTTTAGCAACGTCATCAATCATTGACATGTTAAGTTTTAGTAGTTTATCTTCACTAGTGTCAACATTTAGTGCTTGTAACCATTTTTCATCAAGTGCATTCTCAGAGTCAACTAACACTACAAAGATACCTTGCTCTTGTGCAGCCTTTACAATGTTTGCTGAACAGAAGTAAGATTTACCACTGCCTGATTCACCTGCAAATACGGTAACCTTGCCTAGTGGAACTCCCTTATGAAAGTCTCCACTAATAAGATAGTTAAGAGCATAGTTTCCTGTAGAAACCCAATCAGTTGGATCATTAAATCCAACTCCTAACCCATCAATGCTCTTGGTTAGAGTTTTTCTAAATTTAGATATATCAAATGCTTTTGCCATTTTGTCCTTTCCTCTATTGAAAGTGGGTGTGAGTTACCCCACACCCTTTTTTCAATTATTGTGCTTGGTTGCGATTTCGGATCATTGCTAAAATGTCCTGTGCTCTATTGGCACTATCACCTTCTGCTGGCGCTGCCTCTGCCTTAGGAGCAGGTGCTGCTTCTGCTTGTGGAGCAGGTGCCGGAGTTGGTGTTGCTGTTTCAGTTTTAGGTGTATATGCCTTGTTAGGATCACCAGTATTTTGGCTCATTCCAGCCGGTTTAAAATACTGACCCCAACGTTCCATATCATACGCTTCACCATCTACTGATGCTTCGAACATTTCTTTCATTACCTTCAATTCAACCTCAGTTGGCTTCTTGGGTAAGAAGTCGCTCAAGTCAAACAAGCCATTTGTGTCAACGGCTGCTTTTTCTTGATCACTAATTGCACGTTCTTTACGTGACCATTGCGATGTTGAATAGTCTGCATATCCACCTTTGGATGTTTTCTTAATTCTAAAGTCAACACCACGTAGATAGTCAGTTGGTAGTTCTTCCAATTCAGGATCCATTAATGCACCCTTGATAATTTGGAAAATTTGTGGTCCAATGATAAATCTGCGGATTGGATTTTCAGGTGTAGTTTCTTCGTTCAATGGATCGTCTGTAACAAATCCTTGGAAGATATAAGAACGCTTCTTCCAATATTTACGACCCATGT